CGCTCTTCCGATCTGTCTCACTTCTCGCTCCGCAACTTTTCAAACTTTTTTCTGAGGCGTAGAGCGGAAAGGCGTTTCATGTGTAGTATTTTAAAGTGAGGTAGTAATGAAAACAGCCGAACAAGAAAAACTAGAGGGGAACCCAGGACACAGACCGGAGCAAAAGAACCCTGCTGTTAAAATTATTGAAGTTCCAGCACCGCCGAAATACTTAGGCCGTATCGGTGCGAGGGCTTACCATGATTTAACGGGCTTGCTCGGTCAGAGTGGCATGCAAGTCTTTGCTAAAAGTGACTATTTTGTGCTTTCATTGATCTGTGATGCTTACGACGAATACCGGACAGCAAGAAAAACCGTTCATAACGAAGGGCGATACCAAACAACAAAGTCAGGATTAAAAAAGCGGCATCCGGCAATCGGTGACGCTCAAGACGCATTTAAAAGGGTAATGTCCGGCTTAACTCGTTTCGGCTTAACACCTGTTGACAGAAAGAACGTAGATAAAATCTTAATTACTACCGAAGAAAGTAGAGAGGATAGAATCGCAAGGCGTAGAGCTGAGAACGCTTTAAAGGCTCAGGAACTTGCTAAAAATAAAAAACATGTTAAGGCTATTTGATGGATTATAGTACTAAAGGTTTTACTACTGATATTATTTCACACCCTGGCTTTATTTATATGATGGACGTTCTTAATGAGCGTATTATTTCATGCAAACAAATCAAGTGGGCTTGCCAGAGACAATATAACGATTTACACGACGCACACGAACGAGGGTTCTTTTTTTCTCAGGACTCCGCAGAGATCGCCATTGAGGTGATGCAAGAATACAAGCATTATAAAGGTGATTTCGCCGGTACAAATTGGGAGATGACACCACCGCAGATGTTTTGGTACTGGTGTATGTTCGGGTGGCTAAAAGCAGATGGTTCAAGGCGATTTACTGAGGGTTACAAGTGTGTTGCTCGTAAAAATGGAAAAAGTTTCGAAGCAGCTGCAACCGGAACTTTCTTTTTTGAGGCTGATGGGGAACCCGGTGCAGAATGTTACACCGTTGCAAACAAACTTGCTCAGGCTCGTATTGTTCACGAAAATGTAAAGGCAATTGTAAAAGAATCAGAAGAGGTTAACCGGAAAGTTAAAACACTCAGAGATAATCTGAGTATATCCGCAACTTACAGCAAATTTGAGCCACTTGGGAGAGATAGTAAAACGTTAGACGGGCTTAACCCTCATTTTATTTCTTATGACGAATTCCATGCAGCTGATGATAATGATATGTATGGTGTTCTTGATTCTGCTTTAGGTGGCAGAACACAACCTTTCTTTTTTATAATCACAACAGCCGGAGTAAATCCGCAGGGGCCTTGTTATAAACATCAAGAATATTGTGAAAAAGTTTTAGATCCGGCATTCCAGGAAATAACAAACGATCAATTATTGATTGCAATTTACACATTAGATAAAGACGATGATCATTTCGACGAAAAAGTATGGATAAAAGCGAATCCAAATCTGCCATATATCCCAACAATTTTAGAAAAATTACGGTCCGCAGCCAATAAAGCTAAAGAGAAACCCTCAGATTTAACCAATTTCAAGACAAAACACCTTAATATATGGTGTTCTGCTTCAAATCCTTGGGTAAATATGGAAAAGTGGAACGACAACGACGGTGAATTTGATGTCCGTGATTTAATGGGCAAATCATGTTATGCAGGGCTTGACCTTGCCAGCGTGAACGATTTAACATCCTTAAAATTAGTGTTTCCACCAGAACAGGAAAGCATTGCATCACAAAGAAAGCGTTTTCGTGATATTGTTGTGAAGGAAATGCAAAGAGATCAATCAGACCTTGACCCGAACCAATTTTCTTTTTATCTGGATGACCACGAAGAAGATATAGAGGACGAATTAAGAAAACAGGAATATATCATTCCGGATCCATACCGAGTTATTCCATATTTTTTTGTTCCGGAAGATAATATAAAAGAAAGATCAAAAGCGCATGGTGTAAACTATGACTTGTGGAGAATGGACAAAAGCCAGAATTTTTTCGCAACCCCTGGACCGGTAACTGATTACTCTTTTATAGAATATGAAATAGATAAATTAAACGCACGATATAATATAAGGGAAATTGCCTACGATCCTTACAACGCTTCAATGTTGGTTCAGAATTTATTAAATAAGAATTACGAGTGTATTGAAATAATCCAAAACTGGTCGAATATGTCCTGGGCTTCAAAAGAATTTGAAATGCTGTATTTAATGGGGCTTATTGCACATAATAACAACGAGGTTTTAACGTGGAACGCTTCAAATGTTGTAATTCATACGGGGCCTTCAGGAAACTATAAGCCGACTAAAGACAAATCTAAAGAGAAAATTGATGGAATTATAGCCTTGATTATGGCACTGAACAGGGCTATATTAAACGAAGCAAAACCACTACCAACTGGTAACGACGGGAGTTTATTACTGATATGAAAACTATAAAAAAGAATCTTTCCGACATTTTATTAATTTCTGGTTTACTTTTTTTAAGTTCTGGGGTATATGTCGAATATGGTCTTGGAAAAGCACTAATTACATGCGGTTCGCTCGTTATTCTTATGGGCTACAAGCTTATACCAATAAGAAAAGGTTAAAATGGCTTTATTCGAGTTCACAGAAAGCAGAAGCGTTCAAGAAATATCTGATATCCCTAATTTCGATAAATATTTCTCTTTAAATCAATCAAAATCAAAAGTTAATAGAACAACAGCGGAAAGATTAGCAGCTGTTTATGCTTGTGAAGATGCAATATCAAACGATATTTCAAACATACCTATTCAGCTTAAAAAAAAGACCGGTGACAAGGTTGAAACTATTACAAATCATCCAGCCGTTGAAAAATTAAAATTAAAGCCTAATAACGACATGAACGCAAAAACGTTAAGGCGCACACGGTCAAACCATAACTTGAATGATGGTAATAGTTATATTTTTATTGAAAGCTCAATGATTAATCCTGTTAAAAATCTATGGTTATTAAACCCTGAAGAAGTCGAGGTTTTTAGAACAAAACCCGGCAACGGTAGGCGTGGAATACTTAAATATAAAGTTTCTGATGGTATAGGCCGGCCGAAAATATATGATTATAATAAAATTATACACCTTAAAGGCAAAAGTTGGAATGGTATCATAGGCGAATCCGTTATAACTTCACACGCTCGGGAGGTTCTCGGGATTGGCCTTGATATGGATAAATTTATATCTAATTTTTTTCAAGAGGGCATGAATCCAGGCGGCGTTTTCACACATCCTTCATCGCTCGGAGAAAATAAAGAAAGTTGGCTAAAAGCACTTAAAAAAAGGTTTGCCAGTGGTAAAAAACGCATGCCGATGACCCTTGAAGACGGTATGACATACACGCCATATGAAATTAAAATGGCCGATCAGCAATTTCTTGAATTAATGAAAGTTAATAAGGTTGATATTTGTGGCATATACGGAGTTCCACAATCAAGAATATCAATTTCAGATAGCAACACGAATTATAATAATTCAGAGCAAGAATCAAAGAGATATGTTCAATCCGGTTTGGTAAAGTGGGCTATTCAGGATGAACAAGAAATGAACCTGAAAATTTTATCAGAAGATGAAAGAAAAGCCGGTTATTATTTTAAATATAATTTTAGTTCGCTGCTTCGTGGTGACTCTAAAGATCGTTCAGAGGTTCACTACAAATATTGGCAAATGGGATACCCTCTAAATCGTATTCTTGAAAAAGAAGATTTAAACCCGGTTGATGGTGGTGATTCTGGAAGAGTTCAGATTAATACTATCGCTCTTGAAGATGCAGACGATTTCCATACGAGTGAATCAAAAACAGAAACTAAATCTTTACAAAATCGTGAAGTAAGAAACCTTGAAAAGACGATAGCTCACAGAAAAAGAGTTCAGAGTCGTTTCGCTCCATTGATTAATGATGCAGCTCAAAAACTTGTGAACCGCGAAGCATTAGCAATAAAAAAAGAATCAAAAAAGCAATCCGGTGAGCGTTCAGCCTCGGATATGCGAACCTGGTTAGATGATTTTTATTCTGATTTTGGTAAATATATTGATAAAGACCTATCGAAAATCTTACGGACATATGCTGAATCAATTCAAGAGGCTGTTGCCGGTGAGGTTGGTGAAGAGGTTGGTGTTTCAGACGAACTACAGGTTGAAATTGATAACTATATTGACGGTTTTAAAGAGCAGTATATCGGTAGCTCAAGAGGTCAGATGTTACAACAACTTGAAATAGGCTTAGAAGCTATTGACCAAAGGGCTGACGAATGGCACGAAAAGAGAGCCGATAAGGTAGAAGATAGTGAATCAAACGGGCTTTCAAATATGGTTGCCTCATTCACTATTGCCGCCGCCGGATTAAGCCCAACATGGAGAAATACCGGGGCAAAAACTTGTGTGTTTTGCACACAAATGAACGGTAAAAAAATAAAAAGATACGGTGACAGTTTTTTAAAAAAAGATACAACTTTAAACGGTGGTGATTCTGGGAATATGACAGTAAGAACCACTAAATATCCACCATTACATAACGGCTGTGATTGCGTAATCGCATCGGGGTGAAAAATGAAAAACAAAAAAAGCGGAAACAATAAAAAAGAAGTCAGGTTTATCAAGGTTCAGGAATTAAGGGTTAAAAAGACTGATGATAAAACAACCCTCTCAGGCTATGCGGCTGTTTTTAATTCTCTATCTGAAAACCTTGGCGGCTTTCGTGAAAAAATTGACCCTGGCGCTTTTGCTAATGCACTTAAAAAATCAGATTGCAGAGCATTGTTTAATCACGACTCTAATTTTGTTTTAGGTCGTCAGTCTGCTAAAACACTCAGATTAAAAGAGGATGACAAAGGCCTTTTCATGGAATGTGATTTACCCGATACGCAATTTGCAAGAGATTTGACGGTGTCCATTGAGAGAGGCGATATTAATCAACAGTCGTTTGGTTTTATCGTAAAAATTGACAGTTGGGAAGAAGATAGAGACACAGGAAAAACAACCAGAACATTAATTGAAATTGACGAATTAATGGACGTTTCCCCGGTAACTTTTCCGGCTTATCCAGATACCGACGTTGCAAAAAGAAGTCTTGAAGAGTATAGAACCTCTGAGAACAGAGGCGATAATGATACTGAGAACAGTATCGATAGTGAATATCTTGAATATGAAGAAGTATTATTATCAACCATTAAAACTGAAAGAGGTTTATAGATGAAAAAACTTTTAAAAAGAATGAGAAAATTGGTTAAAAGGCTCGATGAGATCAGAGCGCTTGAAACCATGAATGATGAAGAAAAGGAAGAAAGAAAAAGTCTTCTTGTTGACATTAAAACTTTAAACGATGAAATCAGAGCGCAAAAAGAAGAAGATGATCTTTTGGCCGAACTTGATACATCTTTTCAGGCTCCGCCAGCCGGTGAAGGTGATGGCTCAGAAAGAAGAGAAAGAAACCAGGTTGTTGACAAACCTATCTACCGCAGTTTCGCCGAACAACTTCAGGATATTGTTACGGTTGATACTCGTAAAGCTTCTGTATCTTTGAAGCAGAAAAGAGAAGCTGAGGAACGTCTTCAGAAAGCCAACAAACGAATGGAAATGAGACAGGAAGTTGACCCAAATTTTATGAACGAGACCCGTGCCGCAGGTGACGGTCAGGTAACGAATGTTTATTCTGATGGTGGCGCATTTGTTCAGACTGATTTTGCAACAGATATTATTGACAAAGGTTTTAATAATTCTGCAATTCTTCCAAAAACACAGCAACGGCAACTTTCAGGCAATTCGAATTCAATTGAGATTGTTGGTATTGACGAATCAAGCAGAGCAACAGGTTCAAGAAATGGCGGCGTTCGTGTTTATACAAAAGCAGAGCTTGAGCAACTTGACGCAAGTAAAGCAAAATTCAACAACATCGAATTAAAGGTCAACAAGCTCACTGGCTTGCTTTACCTTTCTGAAGAAATTCTAGAAGATGCAAGTTTTCTTGAAGGTGAAGTGTCTGATCTTTTCGGATCTGAATTCGCTTTTAAAATTCAGGATCTTATTATTCGTGGTTCTGGTGCCGGTGAACCTCTTGGAATTCTCAATGCTGGTTGTCTTGTTTCACAGGCAAAAGTAACGGGTCAAACAGCCGATACGATTACGACAGCCAATATTGTTGCAATGAAAGCCCGTGCAACTGGTATGGCTCAGTTTTATGCAAATATGGATACCATGCCACAACTTGATTTACTCTTCAAAACTGCCGGTGATATGGACGCCAAGATTTTTAAATCTACTGGTATTAATACTGGTATTCTTGACGGTGTTCCGATTACATTTATTGAGCAATGCAACACGCTTGGCGATGCTGGTGATATTATCCTGGCTGACTTTGGTTCTTATGTTACGGTTCGAAAGGGCGGTATCAAGAAAGCTGAATCAATGCACTTGAAATTTGATTATGACCAGAAAGCTATCAAGTGGACTCTACGATTTGACGGTCAACCAAGATGGAGAACAGCATTGACACCATATAAGGGTACAAATACTATTTCGCCATTTGTAACCCTTGCAGCAAGAGCGTAACGGCTTAATAAGCTGATTTTGCTTTAATTTATTAAAATTTTAACGGAGATATTAAAAATGTTAAATATTCCTGAAAAAAGAAAAATTGTAACAGGTTCAGCACCGGTTACAACAAACGGCGGTGTAACTTGTGATTACATTTCAATGAAAAATGTGATCAGGGCTTATATTATTCTCACATTTACTCAGGCGGTCGGACACGCAACAGGAATTGACCCTGTTCAGGCTACTGCCGTAGCTGGTACCGGTGCAAAAGCATTCGCAAAAACGTTACCAATTTGGGCGAACGAAGACACCGCTGCTAGTGATGCACTTGTCAAAAAAACACAGGCAGTCACCTATAATGTTGCTGCTGATATCAAAGGTAAAAAAGTCATCTTTCAGATTGATGCCGAAAAACTTGACGTGAACAACTCTTTTGATTGTATCGGTGTTACTGTTGACGATAGTTTACAGGTAACAAACCTTGTGAATGTCGAATATGTTCTTGAGATGCGCTATCCTCAGAATTCAGTAATTACTGATTAATTATTGAATTGTTTGACTGTTTAAAGATCCGGCTCTTTTACCGGGCCGGATCTTTTTTTAACATAACCGGAGAAAAGAAATGGATATAATTTTAAAAAAAGAATGGTGCGGTTTTCTTCCTGGGGAAAAAGCGAGTGTATCAGAACGCCGGGGAAAACATCTTGTGAAAATCGGTATCGCTGAAGATGCTGAAAAAAAACCAGTTGAAAAAAAGAAACCCGTTAAAAAGACAACTAAAAAAACGGCTGAATAATGATAAAATACAAACTCAATACCGCACCCATTAATGCTCCCGTATCACTTGCTGATGTAAAGGAGTTTTTAAGGGTTTACCATACTGAGCAAGACGACTTAATTCAAACAATGCTCAATACTGCCATTGGTTTTGTTGAAAAACAGTCATATAGACGGTTGATAACTCAGACGTGGGACGTTGTTTGCGATTATTGGCCTGAAGTTAAAGAAGTTTTAAAATATGGTAAGTTACAGGCAATAAATTCGATTACTTATATTGATGAAGACGAAACTAGCCAAACAGTTTCTACAGGCGATTACAGGGTTGAGGGTGTTGGCACTGACACAGGAAGAATAGTATTTCATTCTGATGGTGATTTTGATTATCCATCTTTATTTGAGGTCGAGCCGATTACTATCGAATTCGATTGTGGTTATGGTGATGACGCAGACGATGTACCTGAAGAACTAAAAACGGCTATAAAATTGAAAGTCCAGGAATTATACGCCGGTATTTGTACAAATGATATTGTTATGGAATATTGTTATTTAATGCGTGTTTGGGATTTCTTCTAAATGAGAAAATGCAAAGACAGAGGGTGTTATAGTAATAAAAAACCGGTTAACGCTACCGAGTTCGATAAATTTATTACTATCGTTGATTTAACCGGTGGAACTTCTGACGGTATCGGCGGAACAACAGATAGTGAGGTGGTTGTTCACAGCACTATGGCGGCGATTTGGCCTTCTTCATCAAAAGAACAAGTCGAAAATATGCGTAATGAGTTAAGGGTTACGCATAGAATAAGATTTTGGTTTTGGTCAGGTATAAAGCCTGATTTGGAAGTTAGGTTTGGCGCAAGAGAGTTTGAAATCGTCGGGCAATTAAACCCGAATGAGGGAAACATAGTTACAGATTTAATCTGTTATGAGAGGCTTTAAAAATGGCTAAATCTTTTACTTTAGACTGGCACGGGGAAGATTTAAAAAAACGTGTTTCTGAAGTTGCAAAAGCTAATGTTTTAAAGTCTGCTGTAAAGATTAAAAAAAACGCTTTCGGTTTAGCTCCGGTTGATACTGGAGGCTATAGAGAGTCGATTGAGTATAAGACTTGGAACAATAAAGGCGTTTTCGGTGCCTATGTTGAATCAGGCGAACCAGGGCTTGAACATCTTGCAAGATTTATTGAATTAGGCACACCAGGCGAGTTTTATACCGGCGGATCTTACAAAGGCCAAAAAAGAACACCAATACCGGCAAAACCTCATTTAAGACCGGCATTGAATCAGGAAAAGAAAGCCTTTTTAAATAGTTTTAGGGATGCACTATGATTGAATTATTTCAGGCTATAAACGACAGAATAAGCGGGGTTGACGGTGCTGCATATCGGGTATTACTTGACACAAACGCTTTTTATTATGGTCGCGCGCCTCAAAGTGAAAGCATTCAAAATTATTGCGTTTATACCGGCTTGCAAACAATAGACGAAAAGGTTTTCCGGGTTGCAATTGATCAGGCACCGATACAATTTAATAATTATTCAAAATCAGCTTCATCGGCTGCAGGTTGTTTCGCATTGCATAAGGAATGCAAAGAGCTTTTTGAAAATCAAAAAATAGAAATAGATAATTATTACGATGTTGTTTTCAATAAAATATTGGAAGTGCCACCAGTTAATTTAGATGGTATAAAGTGGATGTCTGTAATTGAATTTAACGTCTTACTGCAAAGGAAAGCTGAGATAAGATACACAGACACGCCAGATATAACACACGCAGATACGCCAGATATAGTTTATGAAGATGCTGGCTGATGAAGTTTTTAAAGTTCCATTGATGCGTATCGATGGGGTTAAATGGATGGCGGTAATTGAATTTAACGTCTTATTACAAAAAAGAGAGGTTTGACAATGACAACAGGTGCAAATTTTGAACAGGCGTTCAATGCCGGTATCCGTATTGATGTCGGTGGAAGTGATGACGCTTATGTGGGTGGGCTTAACAAGTTAAAGCCCTATGGTATCACTAACCAGGTAAATGATGTGAATGAATTCCGAAATGGGACTACATCAAAATACACAAGTGTAGGCGATCTTGGCACAATTTCTTACGGTGGTAATGATTTGAGCGATGACGGCCCTCAGGCATATTTAAGGGCTGCAGCCTTGGCAAAAACAAAACTTACGAATATCAGGTTTTACAAAAATCTTGTCGACTTCTTCATGCCGGATCTTGGTAATGATCCTGAGTCAAGCGTTCAGGTTTCAAGTCATGATGTGGCCGAGTCTGATGTAAATGGTATTTATGAGTTTACCGGGGAAATGGTTTTCAATGGCGCTCCGGCAACATTTAACATTCACAAAACAGCTTCGACAATGGCTATTACGCCTGATGCTGGCGGTGATACTATTGATGATGCTGCAGCAACATTTGTAACTGATGGTTTCGCAGTTGGTCAAACGATCATTCTTGAAGGTGTTACAGAATCAGCCGACGATTATACGCAACATGTAATTACTGCTGTTACTGAAACACAGATTGTCACTGATTCACTTAACGCTCTAACGGCACAATTAACTGGCTCAGAGTTTACCATTCACGGCGGTAAATTCTAATTTTAACTTAAATTACTTGTACAAAGTAAGGTTCCCGACGGGGAGCCACTTTCCTAAAAAGGGATAAAAAAAATGAGATTATCAAAAATTGAATCATCAACATTTAATTTCGGCGGTGCAAAGTTTACAATAAAACATCTTCTTTCCGGTGCGCTTTCAGAGATCAACGAAAAATGCACAAAGCTTTCAATTGAGGTTTCAGACAGTGAAACAGGAACGGAAATGAAGCGTAAAATGGAGCCATCTTTAAGAAAGGAAAAGGTTCTTACTGTTCAGACTGCCGTAACAGGTTGGGAAGATGTCGAGGACGAAAACGGAAAACCGCTTGATTGCACCAATGAAAATAAGTTATTGTTTTGTGACAATATCGACGGTGATTTATTTGATGATTTTTATAAAAAACTCACCGAGGAACGAATAGGGCTTGCTGAACTTGTAAAGTCTCAGCGTGAGAAAAAAGTAAAAAACTAAAAGAGTGGGCTTTCTGGCTTTCGGCTATCAATCGTAAGGATTGCAAGTCATGTCTTGAAGCATATAAACCGAGTCCACGTGATAATGAAGAAAGACGAAAATTAAAAGAAAAGGGAGCGCCTTGTCATGAATGCAAGCCGGAAATGTGGCCGATTAATAGCAAGGCGATTTCTATATATAACAACTGTTCAGATCAAGTTATAATTTCAATGAGTGGCGTTATTGCCATAAAACAAAATGCCGTTATTGATAGAATTAAGATTGAAGGTGTTAAAAAAAAATACCAGCTAGAATTACTTGACGATGTTCTCTTTATTTCTAAAAAAGTTATCAGTCTGAGGAATGAGAAAAAAAGAGAAGACGATTCAAAGAGGAATAAGAAGGGGCGTTAAATGGCTTTAGAAGTTCCATTAGGAAAAGCGAAAGTTTCTGTTGTTGCTGAAACCGAAAAGCATGACAAAGACATTGATAAAGCTAAGGGAAAAGTTGAAGCTTTCGGCCAATCTGTGAATAAAACCGTTTCTGGAATGAATAAACGCTGGAAAACTGCCGGCAATGCCATTGATATGACAACCAATAAACTCACGTCAATGCAAAGCGCAGTTATTGGTCTTGGTGCCACATACGCAGCAAAAAGACTTGCTGAGGATTTTTTGAATGTTGCCGCATCTTTTGAAGCAATGGAAGTCCAGTTAGACGTATTGACAAAAGGCAGAGGAAAAGAAACCCTTGACGAATTAAACCAGTGGGCGCTTGATATGCCTGTTAATACTCAAAAAGCTGTTGACTCTTTCAGGCTAATGACTGCAATGGGTATTAACCCTACGATAAAAACCCTTGAAACCCTAACAGACGTTGCCAGCATTTTTGGCGACGATGTTCTCCAAAGATTAGCACTGCAACTTGGTCAAGCCTCTGCAAAAGGCCGTATAATGTCGCAAGATTTAAACATTATGGCTGAGGCCGGTATCAATGCCCGTAAGTATTTACAAGATGCTTACGGCATGACTGTTGAAGAAATACAACGATCGGGTATGGATGTTAAAGAAATTATTAAAACCATATTTAAGGGCATGGAAGAAGAGTTCGGCGGTTCTGCAAAAAAAATGATGGGTACCTGGCAGGGATTAACAACAGTAACAAAGAGTTATTTTGTTGAAATAGAGCGCTCGATTATGGCGGCTGGTATTTTCGAAGAGTTAAAAAAAGAGCTATCAGGTTTTAACGATTCGATGCGGAACTGGCTTGAAAATAATCGTGAGCTTATAAAACAAGATGTACCGAAATATATCGAGCGATTTAAAAATGCAGCACAAACCCTATGGGATGTTTTGTCATATGACCCGGCAATAATGGAATATGGGCTTTTCGGTTTGCTAATAGGTGGTAGAAAGGGAGCTGTTGCACTTGGTAGTCTTGCACATATGCACACATGGCTAATGAATATTAGCGCCGGTTTAGCCCTTGCCTCAACTGGTGTTGTTGAATTTTCTGATATAGCTGAGGCAAATTTTTCTGAGCTACAAAAAATAATTGATGATTTTGATAAAACATTTGAAAAAGTTACAGAAGAAAAGAAAATAAAAGTCGTTTCGACAGGCGAAAATCCTTTTGAAGAAGAAAAAGAAAGGCTTGATGAATTAGCAGAAGCAGCTAAAAAAGCAGAAATAGCGTCAATATCAGCCATTGCCAGTGTAATAGATGATCACCATAGATTACGGTCGGGCGTATCTGAAGATCTTGAAATTGGAAGAATTATTTTTGATCAAAAAGAGTTTAACGCCACCGAAAATGCAGCAAAAAAATACAGTGATTTCGTTATGTCCACCCTTGATCAAGATACAAAAGAATATAAAGATATGTATCTTGCCGCTGAGATGGAAAAATGGAAAGAAGTTGAAGGGATAACGGACAAACAGCTTAAACACATCAAGTCCTTAATAGAAAAAAATCTTGACGGAACGATTGACGTTTTCAAAGAGATGACAAACGGATTAAAGTCTGCGGCAGAATCAAGCATGGCCGGTATTTTTTCCGATACCTTAAAAGGTGAACTTGATTCTTTCGAAGATTATTTTCAGAGCTTCACAAACTCTCTAATATCAATGTGGTCACAAATGGCCGCTAAGATGGCAATGGAACAGATACAAGCCTCGTTTGCTGCAAGTGCTGTAAAGACATCTTCATCACAAATAAACACAAATGCAGCGAGTTCAACTGGTTCTGGCGCAATGGCTGGCGGTGTATGGGGCGCTGTTGCCGGGCTGGCCTTGGCTGGTGTGAGCAAGGTTCTTGGCGATAGGTCAGCAGAAAAAGCGGAAAGAGAAAGATTAAGACAACTTAGAGCGCAAACGGAAGAACAAATTACAACAAGCATTGCACAACTCGAGCTTTCAGATTTAGATTATGAAATATATCAAATAAATGAACGCTTTGAAAACTTGTATGACATAGCAAAAAAAACAGGCATGGCGCTTGATGATATAGTTAAATTGCGAAAACTTGAGACAGAACAACTACTTGAACAGGCTGCAGCCGGGTATCTTGCGCTCAATCAAAATGTTTCATCATGGGTTGAGAGTGAACAGCGTAGCGAATGGTCTGTATTAGATTGGCAACGTGAGTTCGGAAATCTCTCTGATGACTTAATGTCTCTTGACAAAACCGCTGATGATTACAACGATAAAAGCCTTGAACTTTTAACAGATCAATTTGAAATACTTCAGAATATTTATACCATTCAGGAAAATCAATTAAGATCACTTGAAAGCACATCACAAAGCTTAATATCTCAGGCCGCAGGGCTTCAAACTTCTGAAGGTATGCCGGTTGACAGGGGGTATTTTGAGGGCAGATATCAAGAGCTTTTAGACGCTGCATTGTTGCCGGACTCTGAAACAAATATGCTAAGTACTGAGGATATTGCTTTTTTTCAGTCGTTTGTTAATGATTATATTGATACAATGTCAATGTTGGGCGACGATTACAACGGGTTAATTGATAAAGCAACAACCGATTTGTTAAGTATAAACGATGCCGTTGAAAGTGAAATGGAAATGCTAACAAAAGCACTTGATTTAAATAGTGAGTCTGTTGACGAAAATACAATAGCTATACGCGACCAGATAAAAGAATTGCAAACTTCTATAGAAGACATAGCGACACAGGAAGTTTTTGACAAATGGGTAGAGACAACACCGCCTGAAATTGATTGGAGCAGTTATTACCAGCATGTTTACACCCCAATAATGGGCAATAAATATCCACAATTAGAAGCTGTTGCTGATTTAATGCCGGCCCTTGTTGATTGGCTAGAAATGGCATCGACTGAGATGCAACAAACAGAAGAATGGGAAGGGTATTATAATTGGGCTACAGATGCCTTGAATATAACCAATTATCAGAATTTAGCGAACCACTTAGAGAATCAATACAGCACCATGCCTGATTGGTCGGCAGTATTGGAAAACCTGAACGCTGAGTTAAATAGCAATGTTGACGATTATGATGATAATACTTTATCTACATATACATCTGACACGACAAATTCAAAAAGTTCCGTTGTTGAATCACAAGCCGAAGAAAGCACATCTGGCACCATATTTTTACAGCCCATAGAGCTTGTAATCAACAACAGTGTTTTAGCGAAAACAATGGTTGATTTAAGTCGTTCAAATCCAGATATAAAAAGGATGCTTCAATAATGTGGGATTATCTTCAATATGTCGAACCAGATT